TTATCTTCGATGTCCATATCTTCATCGCTGTCTTTTTCTATGTCTTTTGTTAGTTCGTCGCCGGCTTCTTCTGCATCGTGATCTAGTTCTTCTGCATCTGAATCATCTTCTGACATAGTTTCGTCAACTTCAATTTCATCCATCATGCTTTGTACTTGATCGCCTTCATCTAAACCTGCTGACATTTCTTCGTCCATGATTGACTCATAGATTTCGCGTGACTTTTCTACGACGATTTCGTGGAATAACTCGCGAGCTTTTTCTTCATTCTCATTGATAATTAAATCAATGAGTTCTTCATACTTTTTGTTTTCCATTTGAAATTCTCCTTGTAAGAAATGGCTTTGTAGATTTATTTATTGAGTATCAATAAAAAGTGTTCAATAAGTGCGATTTTTTTGCGTTTTTAAGGATTTTAGAGAAAATTATGGAGTTGGGGCCTGGGGCGGTGCTCCATACTGTTTACGTATTTGTTCCAAACTTAGTTTCTTTTCGTAATTACGTACATCCAACATTTTACGTAAATGTCGTAATTGTTTAAGAGTAAGTTTGGATTTACGTGTAGTTTCCCACTTTGGTTTACTGTTATCATCCTTTACGTCTTGATAACCCGCAATCGGTAGGTTAAACATTTCAAAGAGTTTCATACTATTATTTATGCTAATCCGCCGGGAGTAGCTGGAGCTGCGGGGGTTTCTGCTCCGGCAGGTGCGACGCCAGGAGTTGCTCCAGTTACTGGGCCTGCAACGTTTTCTGGTCCTAATCCTTCTTGACCTCCTGGAGGTGCTTCAAGCTCCTCTGCTGTGTCTTGGTCTCCTGTAATGTCACTCATGGATAAACCAACGCTACGCAAATCCTTACCAACAGGTTTATCTAGTTCTTCCGCAGTGTTTTCTTGACGCCATAGTTTATCGTTCTTTGTCATTTCTTCTTCAGTTAAGCCTAAGAATCTTTCTAGTGCAAAACGCTTGCTAATATATGGATACTGTTGTATTGTATTAAAGTTGTTAGCACGAACCGTATCTAATTCACTTTGACGATAACTTGCAAAGTTTTGTGGTGGATTAAATTCTAATTTGAATAATCCGGCGTCAATACTGAAACCTCTCCAACGTAAGAATAATTTAAATTCTTCGTCGAATCTAGTTGCCATATAACTTTGCAAACGTTCGCAGTATTGGTTAAAGCGATATTCTTGAATTAATGCTGTACCAACTTTACCATCAGTCATAATACGCTCACTGTCATCTGGGCCAGTTGGCAAGTATGAACTTGGTACACGCAGACCACGTGCTAATCTATTATTGAAATAACGCAGATCGTCAATCTCACCTAGATTCTGTCCACCTTGCATAACTTCTACACTTGATCCGCGACCGTCTGCGGTGACTGGAAAGAAGTAATCCTCATTCATTGAAAGTGGGTTGTATGTAGCATCTACAATTGATTGGCCGCCATATACGCTGGGAATTCTACGCTGGTGTATTTCGTTTTTAATACGCTCTACAAATGCCATAGCCATATGACTTGGCATGTTACCTACGTCAATCTTAAATAATCTGCGTTCTGGAGCACGTTGTACACGATATATTAATACAGCATCTTCCAATAGTTCTTTTTGTTTATATACTTTAAAAATGTTTTCTAATATTGACTGACCAAAAGGCCAAAATCGGTCTAGTCCTTCTGTTAAACTTAAATGTACTATATGTTTCGCATCAATAGCACTTTCACTTTGGCCTAACGTGAATCGTGATCCTGTTGTATTATATGGCATTGCTGGAACTGTATATGGCTGTACCGCCTAAACCAGTTGCAGGATTAGCAGCAAAATCTGTATTTGTTTTTTGTGCCACAGATAAATTTTGTAAGTTAATGTTTAAATCTTTGAGAACATACTGTTCAGGTAATTTACCTTCACTTTCATTAACAATAACTTTAATAACTTTAACCATATCGACCCAAAACAATTTAAATGTTTCCGGGTCTCTTACAAATACTTGATCACCATATTTGATTGTATTACGAAATATTTTAAATATTCTATGATTAAGCTCGTTTAAATTAGTCCACTGCTGTAGTTGAGTTTTTAATATTTCAACTTCGTGTGGAGTAGGGTCATTTAAAAATTTAAATGCAAATGGTGTACCATTTTGATCATTTTTCTGTGTACTGAATTCTGAAATAATATCTAAACACGCATTTATTTCTGCGTCAACATCCATCATTTCATATTGATTATAACGTTCAATTCTGTTAGGGTGTCCCGTATAGACTTCTGGAAGTCTACTCATGTAGTTACGGAAACTCCAATCTAAATTGCTATTTTGCGTAGTATTATTAACGCTATTGTTCCACGCGCCAGCATTACTATTAGCACCGCTAATTGGGCTAGTAATACCCGATTTATTTAAAAAACGTTTGGTTAGTGGCATTGGTATTTGTCTCAAAATGTATTTATAGTTATGTCCTTACAGCACGTAAAGTTTTTTCTTGTGTGGTGCGTTGGTTTTCTAATACGTCTATAACTTTATCAAGTTTACTTACAAATTCGCTAGTACTACGGGTATTCATTTCTATCATATTTTGCACTAAAGATTCCATACTTTTAGAATCTGAACCAAATTCTTTTTGTAGTGTATTTGATGTTAATGACCCTAATTTTTCAAGCAAGGAATCACCCTGCAATGGAACTATCATTTCTTTACCATGGAGTGTGGCAGGATATCCAGATTCTGGACCTGTAGCCAATCCACCATCTTTAGCACTAACTTTTGAATTTCTAATGATATCAACTATTATTGGCCCGCGTCTAGCAACCTGTTGATACCATAGACTATCTTCCAGTCCTGCTGCTGCACCAGCAGCATCACCTGCTGCTAATTTTTTACTAGTATTTGGGAACTTCTTAGGCCAATAAGGTCCCATGTTAAATGTTAAGTCAATTAATGCTGCTTGACCCGCTGAATCAAATTTATTAAATCCTGGAACATTACTTTGTGCTTGTTGTTTATGGTGCTTATAATCTTCATCATAAAGCGCCATAATCTCATCCATACTAAATGTTCTATTATATGAATCTGGAAGTGTTTTACCATTGCCTATAAGATGTCCTACACCTACAGTCCATAATCCTAAACTATCTTTATATGGTTTATCTCTGACTCCTTCAAACTCCATAGTCATTTTCTTGGCTTGTTCTTCAGAAATTGAACCACCAGTGCCGCCGGTGCCTGCTATTGCCTTAATTGCATCTAGACCAGATGATCCTGAACCGCCCGAGTAGCCGCCAGCCCCTTCTCTGCCACCTGAAGATCCACCGCCGCTGCCGCCGCCGCCGCCGCTGCCGCCGCCGCCGCTGCCGCCACCACTAGTAGCTGTCGTAGTGTCACCTTGATTACTACCACCTCCCCCGCTAGATTGTGCTGAGCCTCTTCTTCTGCCTCTACTTGATGGGCCGCCGCTAGTCATTGCTCTTGCAGCATTATTGGCATCAACAAGTTTTTGAACACGTTCTTGTTCTTGTTTTTGTGCTTTTTCAGTAGCATCTACTACCTTTTTGAGCATTTCGATTCTTTTCTTTTCTGCTTCTACACGTTTATTTTCTGCTTCATTATATTCTAGTTCAGCCTTTTCCTTATCTTCTAATACTTTAATTTCAGCCTTAGTATTTGCTATAGCCATTTCTATGGCTTCTTTATCATCACCCTTTGCTGTTTTTAATTCTGCTTGTAATTGAGCTAATACGTTTTTATTTGTTCCTAATTTTGCTCTATCCTCAGTCGTAAAATCTTTATCTGCTGATATCTTTTGAAATTCTGCTGCAGGATTTTTAGCTTCTTCTGGTTTTCTAGTTGCTACTTCGCGCTGTTTTTTAAGTTCTGCTATTTGTTCGTTAGTAAGTTTTCCTTGAGCCTTTAACTGATCTGTTAACTTAGTAAATGCTTCATCAGTCATTGTACCCATTTTACCGCTAAACATACCTAGCACATCACTGTTTTCTCCTAGTATGCTTGAAAGTTTTGCGTTAACTGAGCGAATTTTTTCTTCTGAATCCGCTCTACGTCTTTCTAATTCTTTATCTACCTCGCTCTTTTCAATAGTAGTTTTATCAGCCTTTTCATTAGATCCAATTAATGATTTAAAGCCTTTAGATAATCCATCTCTATTATCATATAATGCTTTACCAACTCCGACAAGTCCACCTACTAATGCTCCAGCAGGTCCAAACATTGCACCCAAAGCAGCATATTGTACTGCTGTACCTGCACCACTAACAACCTTACCTGTAGTGCCACCTATTGAATCACCTGCGGCTTGTAGACCTGCTCCTGCTAGTCCTCCAATAGCCGCGACACCTATACCGCCACCAACTTTAGCAGCCAAGCCTCCCATTTTTCCAAGTGCGCCACTTGCGCTTGATGC